GTCACTTCTGGTCTGAGTTTTTGATCATAGGAAGAGAAATCCCCATCACCACAGCGCTTGCCTCCAGAGAATTGGCTCAAATGATCAGCCAAGTATTCCCAATCGCGACCAGCGGCATCAACGCCGACGGCACTTTCGAATTCAGAGGGGAAGTAGGTCATGGAATTAACCAAGGTCAATGTGAGCATTCGCGCAATCACAACCATGGCAACAGGGGCTCCAGAAAAAATCCGAATTTTGTCTTCAGCTGCTTTCTTGAAAGAGATGGCGGCATCTTTGCAATTCGTTTTAAAAATCACATTAGAACGCTCACCGTCTAACCAGCATTGCATCGTGAATTCCGCTTCGGCTTCAACATCAGCTTTATCCTTGTCGAAAACCAATTCGTATACGATGTTTGAAGTGCCATCTTCTGCGATAACTTCACGCACATATCTGGCGGTCTTCAAGCCCAATTCTTCCTTCAGCTCACAATCGAGCATGAATTTCCATTTGGGACCGTTGAGCGGATAACTCATCGACGTCTTGGGATTGACTGGTTCAAAACCCTTCACATTGGGAACTCCATTGAGAGCATCATCATAACTTAGCGGATGAACAAACTCCTTGAACTTGCTCTTTTCGTTGAACACTTGCTCTTTCAGCTTCATCATCAGATCTTCCTTTGCCAGGGCCATGATGCGGGGGTTCATATCCGGGAGCACTTCTGCTGCTTTGTCTAGGTGTCGATGTCTTGAGGGACGAACCGCTTTCCTAGTTGGAGCCGTATCCTTGAGTTCGATACCACGTTCAATCAACTCAGCCTGTATCATAGAAGGCCGAATATCTGTGGTAAAACGAGATTGGGGTAGTTTATGTTGCCCGTATATCTCCACATTATGCTCTTTCTCTTTTTCAAGATAATGAACAGGATTGAAGTCATGGACCACAGTCTCCACAGTAGTGTCAACACCATAGGTCTCGCTACGCAAGGGAGTTGTCTCCTTCACACCGATTTTCATCTTCTTCTTTGAAGCATTCATGGCGCTCTTACTCAGTAGCACACATGCACCTTCCTTCTCATCGGTATCTCCTGCTGCATGCATTCCAATGAGAACTGGATTGCGTCCTGCAGTGAAGATCATAGATCCGCACATACCTTTGTGGGTCTCTGCATGATACGTAAACCCTGGGTATTGCCCGACATCTTCGACGGTGCACATTTTAACTTCCTTGATAGTCGCAGAATGTTTATATGCAGAAGGTGGCACATATTCCTCGGGGGAGTTGAGAATGACACTCTTGTGTACATGGTACATAAAGATTGGTGTGCCTGGTTTCAAATCCTTCATCTCGAGTTCATCGTGCATGTAGGCTTGGAAATTCGTTGTATCTCCACCAGAAGGTAGACTAACTATAACAGCGTCTGAACCATAAACTGGTCGAATGTTGGCTTCATTTACCAAAGCGGTGAATTGTTTAATTCCAGCGCTCGGATGCGTCCTAAGTGACACCTTATATGTAGTGTCAGGCTTGAAGCAATGATCAACAAAGATCCATTCAATGCCACCCAGTGGGAAAGCATTACACCACTCAGGTTCACCATGAACAATATCAAGCTTCTCATCATATTCTTGTATGACCACCATGTGTAGATTGCGATCTATCTTCGCTTCCAGTTGTTCAAGTGTCGAAGACTTGGACGCTTCTGGATAAACAGCTACATTGGAATAAATTCTTTTGTATTTGTCATCGCGCT